CGTCCCTCTTTGAGACCATCTGGCTCTAGCTTGAAAGTTGTTTGTAGATCCTGCATTGGGTCCCTCAGTTGTGTTTAAAACAACAAGTCTTCCTTTTAAAGGGATCACTATCAATGCAGAAATGAGAAAATTGGAAGCATCAATAGCAGGGTTAAAATCATTCCATCCTGTTGCAGAATTGCCGTTATAATATCTAATACCATATGTCTGGTTAGTTGTATTAAATACATTATTGGTTACCCAAAGAGCATTAGCATAGTTGGATGCGTAAAAAAAATTATCATAATTACCTCCCCAGGATATAGCAGTGGGGCCAGCGGTAAAGCTTATATCATTAAAAGCTGCCGTTCCTGGATTATATAAAAATGCTTTTTTGGAATGAAAAGCAATAAGTTGTTCGCTTCCAGAAGATGTTATGTATGTTTTTAAGCCTTCTACAGAAATATAAATATTGGCTGAGGTTGCTGTACCTGATGCGGGTGCATTCGTAGCAGTATCAGAACGCAATAGTTGAAGATTGAAAGTATTTGCTGCTGAACCGGAAACAACGAAAGCTTGTTTTTCTAATCCTCCAAGACGTACAGTTCCCCCTCCTGTATATGTGCCAGTGGTATTTACATTTATAGTAAATTGGTTCACGTTAACATTTGTGATTGTGAATGCGGTATTATTGAAAGTAATATTCGTATCTGTGGTAGAGATTCCGTTTACTCCTGTCAAAATGGCCGTTTGTCCTACGTTAAGGCCACCCGCAATATTTCCCGTGCATGTCACCACTGTCGAAACTCCGGCAGTTACTGCGCTAACGGTACCATTGGCAATTGTTGTTTGTTCAAGCCAGACAACATCTCCATTTATTAAGCCATGAGCATTGCTAGTAACTTGAGGAGGAGAAGCGTTTGTTATTGCTGTTGCTGTTTTCCATTGAGGAAGTCTGGCTAATATCGTACTACCTTCTCTTTTTTTTACTACTCCCCGCGATGAATAGCAATTTTCAAGATCAGTAAAAGCATCATTTCCAATCAAAAAAGGCTTGAAATATTGCTTTAAGCCTGAGTTATAAGGTGCTATTAAGGTTGCATCGTAAGCCATTACCAATATCCATAAATTTGAATTCCTACAACTGGATCATCCGTTGCAAACCCTAGGGTGACATCAAAAACTCCCAGTGTAAATCCTGTAACGCTATGTGCGGCAGAATTGGCCAAATAAATGTGGTTGGTCACAGTGGATTTACAGCTTGTCACTACAGTATATGTAGTAAAAGGGAAAGTATAAGAAAAAGTAACAGCATAAACACCTGTTCCCGAACGCGTGATCGTTGCTATATTTTGTAGATTTGTCGTTACAACAGTAGCACCGTTCCAAGAGAAAATACCAGCAGCTTTTAAATCACTCAAATATGTAGTAACATTGGTCGCATTATCGCCAGTGAAGGATTTAAGTTGTGTTCTAGCAACTCCTGCTCCTCCACTATCTACCACGGAATAAACAATTTGATTTGATGTCTGGCTATTAGTTGGGTTTGTCAAACTCGAAATCGCACTCTGATTGATTAAACTAACTTGCTTATGAAAGCCATCTGATGGACTGGAAGAGCTGTTTCCTGTAGCTAGATGATCTACAGGCAAAATTCCTGTTGATGGTGTAGTAGAAACATTCAGAAGATATCGGTTATTATTAAGCAAATTTCCTTGTGATACGTTTCTATTATCGGTTGGCTGTGGCGTATCTGTATAAACTGTCATATGATTCTCCTAGTAGGTCTAAAATTTGCTGTTATATCCGTTTTTAAAAGATCATTTTGCCAAACATTTCCTTTGCGACTTAGCTTGCCGAATTTGATATTATTGCTAGATTTTTTAGGTTGCTTTGGCGTAAACATAAATGCCTTAATATAAAGGAAATATTGGAAATTGTGGCCCTGCTCCATTATTGTCAGCATATGGAGTCGGTATCCTTTGACTTCCTAACTGTTTAATTGTTTTTCTTTGAGCTAAAAGTTTTTGCTTTTCATATATCTTTTCCAACGCTGCATATTCGGTCCAGTCCCCTTCTTCTGCTAAAATCTTTAAAGAAGCTCCATATGCAATTAGCTGCCACCATTCATTAAATTGCGGTAGCTGATTTTGCGTACCTGTAAAAGGAGCTTGCGCACTTGTTCCATCAAAGCCTTGAATGTAACCTGCATCAGCAGCGCCGGCGGAAGCCGTTGTTGCTCGAAAAGAAGATTGTTGTTGAGCATTTGAAGCGGCGCTTAGAACGATTGAAGGCATCATATAAGCCATTACTTTAACGGCATATGTGTCATTTGGAATGGGTCTTATAAATAGCTGATTTTGCCAATAAAGAATATCTCTTGGTCTACTTGCTACATAGGGATGGTAGTGACAAGAACTGGTTGCGCCACTAGGCGGGTCTGTTGCATAGGTAATTGAAACCGCACCCGTCAAATAATCAATAGTTCCTGTTCCGCCTTGATTTCCTGTTAATGTACCGGGATTTACGAAATATTGATTTTTAGGAATATCAAGAGGTATAGGATAATCGACATCAGTAAATGTTTCTAGAGCTCCCGCAGCTTGACCATCAATATTGGGATTAAGACCGATTACAACCGTTCCTTGTTGAATTGGTGTCTGCGTTAGTGTAAAAGGAAATGTAGAAGTTGATCCATCAGGAGTAAATAAATTCCTATCAATGAAATTAAGCTCTGGCCATATTCTATAAAAGACATCAGGGCTTTGGTACCAAGCAAATTGATAGTTATCGATGTAAATGGGATCATAGATCTGATTAATCCATTGCGGAATCGTATAGGTTCCGCAGTTGGGTATCGTAAAGAAATTATAGAAATCCCGAAGCTTCAAAATTCTGGCATCTTCGGGCATATCATAAAGATAATAATCATTGATATAGTCATCAACTCCAGGAGGACTTGCAACAGAAACGGGTGAAAACCCATTTGTGAATGTTCCAGGTCCTGAATCTGGTAATTGATTGGTATCAAACTTACCTGTTAGCTTTCTTACGGTATATCTTAATCTAGATAGATCCCATACAGTGGTCATGCTGTCATACTCTCTATGATAAATTTATAACGTGGTCTTTTCTTATTTCCCTTAATGGGATTTCCTTTCTCATCCAAAAGACTTGTATGTTCTTCAAAAACGCATCTTTCGTTGATAAAGCGAGCAACCGACCAAGGAATTGTATAGCTTTTGCCGTCTTCCATTACTTCGCTAAAATATTCCATTCCTCGATAGTATTTGCCGCATATTTTGGCCGGCTGTCCTGGACATTCGATATTTACAAACTGACCTATAACTTTCTTGTCTGTTTCGGGAGTCATGGCTTCTATTGAATCTGTATTGACAGCTTGTCTATTAATCGCTTTATGTATGAGAACCTTTCTGGTCTCTTTTGGTTGTACTAAAGTTTTTGTCATTTTAGCTCCTTAAAATGGTATTGGTGTTGTTGAAATGTTTGTTGTTGCATCTCCTACAAGAGAATCAGCAATATTTAATGTAGCATAAGGAGATGGACTTGAAATTGATGTAGGGCCCGATCCTATCGGAATTACTTCTGCTGTAAATTGAGGATTTGATGGTACAGAAAAAGCCGCAAATCTAGTTGAATCTATATTTACTGTAGAAGGCACTTGCGTTGCTTGTATGCTAAATGTAGTCGGTGTCAAAACTGTAATACTCACTTGTCTTTGATTGAGTTCTACCATTCCATAAGTTTGAGGGACATGTAAGCGGACAACTTGACCCGTGGTCATATTATGATTTGTTGATGTTGTCACTACACAAGGATTAGCTTGGCTTATCGATGATATCGCTAATCTGTCAGGTGTAAAACTCATAATTTTCCTTTACATAAGGAGGGGTAAAACCCCTCCTATTATTACGCGTCTTGTCTCCAAGCGGTCCATGTCAATACATCGGATGCAGTTACACCCACTGTACCAGCAGCGGAAGCAACTAAAATGTTTGTACCAATCGTGAAACCTTGGAATTGTTGGTTTAATGTCGCATCATCAAGAACATCCGTATTGTAAGTAACAAGACCGAATGTAGAAGCTGCAGGACCAGAACCAACAGGAATAACTTGAGCGGGGCTAAACGGTACCGAAGTAGTCGCTGGCCATGCCCATGCTGTAAACGCACTAGAATCGACTGCACCTAGTGTAAATGTCGTAGTCGTTACAGCTGTGATTATCCCTTGCAAGTTATTTGCTTGAACCATACCGAAAGCGGATGGAACTCTCAAACGCACTTGCTGACCTACTGTTAAACCAT